AAGCTCGAAGCCACAGAGGGACGGCTCGAAGCTATATACGCCGCAGCCAAGATTGGCTTGAAGGGCGACGCCCTCGCTTTGGCTGCAGGGATGTTGCCGACTGAATACAGACAACTCACACAGTTTGATCCTGTCGCTGAAATGGCAGAACTCAAAGGCCGCGCTGATGGCGAGCGTGAAATGTCCGAGGTCTTGCACAAGGCTGCCAAAGACGGCGACGCTAAAGCAGCCCTTGAAATCCTAAAGCACCAGCACGGCTGGGTAGCCAAACAGCAGATCAATGTCGAAGTTGATCAGCGCATCTCTATCACGCAAGCATTAGAAGATGCGCAAAAGCGAGTGATAGAAGCCATCGACATCACACCTAAAGAACATCTAGAGTTCCACGTGGAACAACAACAAAAGGCTGCCTAAGTGCAAGAACCCATCTACTCGGCAAAAGACGAACAAGAACTGATGAGCAGGTTGTGGAGTCCTGCGGTTAAAGACAACCCGCTGGCTTGGGTGATGTATACCTTCCCGTGGGGGCAAAAAGGCACTCCGTTGGAAAACTTCGTTGGGCCACGCAAATGGCAGAAAGAGGTCTTGACCCAGCTAGGCGAACACATCAAAGAAAACAACGGCAAGGTTGACTTCAACACATTCAGAATGGCAACGAGTTCTGGTCGTGGTATTGGTAAGTCTGCACTAGTCAGTTGGATAGTCATTTGGATGCTAACCACCCGGATTGGCTCGTCCACTATAGTGTCAGCCAACAGTGAATCACAGCTACGATCTATCACATGGGCGGAGATTACCAAGTGGTTGTCCATGTCCATCAACTCGCATTGGTTTGAAGTATCAGCCACAAGAGTGATGCCAGCCAAGTGGATCACGGAACTGGTCGAGCGTGACCTCAAGATGGGTACAAGATATTGGGGTGCAGAAGGGCGACTCTGGTCGGCTGAGAATCCCGACGCCTACGCGGGTGTGCATAACTTCTCAGGTGTATTATTGGTATTTGACGAGGCGTCAGGTATTGACGACTCAATATGGTCAGTCGCCGCGGGTTTCTTCACGGAGAACACGCCAAACAGATTCTGGTTGGCATTCTCGAACCCGCGGCGCAACTCTGGGTATTTCTACGAAACATTCCACGGCAAGCGTGACTTTTGGAACAACAAGATCGTGGATGCTAGAACCGTAGAAGGTACAGACAAAGCGGTGTATCAGTCCATCATTGACGAGTACGGTGCAGATAGTTCGGCAGCGCACGTTGAGGTCTATGGTCAATTTCCTAATGCTAGTGACGATCAGTTCATTTCTAGCTTGGTGGTTGATGAGGCTATGACAAGAGAGAAGTACAAAGACCTGTCAGCCCCGATTGTGATTGGCGTAGACCCCGCCCGATTTGGTGCGGACTCCACAGTAATTGCTATTCGCCAGGGGCGTGACATTATTGAGATTAAGAAGTACAAAGGCGACGACACGATGGAAACAGTCGGGCGCATCATTGAAGCCATTGAAGAATACAAGCCAGCGCTGGTCAACATTGACGAAGGTGGTCTAGGTGCAGGCGTGGTGGATAGACTGAAGGAACAAAGGTACAAAATCAGAGGTGTGAACTTTGCGAACCGAGCCAAGAACCCGATGATGTACGGCAACAAACGCGCTGAGATGTGGGGCGACATGAGAGATTGGTTGAAGTCTGCGGCCATCCCGTCAGACCGCTATCTCAAGTCTGATATGATTAGCCCGCTTATGAAACCAGATAGTAAAGGTGCTATATTCTTGGAAAGCAAGAAGGACATGAAAGCCAGAGGATTAGCATCCCCCGACGCAGCTGATGCCATCGCTCTGACGTTTGCCTACCCAGTGGCCTCAAGACAGTATGTTGACAAGTCACCGCGCCGTGGCTATTCTAGTATGCAATCAGTATCTAACTCATGGATGGGATCGTAATGGCTACTAAAAAACATGACAAACCGATACCCCGCACAACCACGGGTAAAGGTGCGAACTACAAACCCACCGAAAAAGGTGCGGGAATGACTGCCAAAGGAAGGGCTGAGTACAATGCAAAAAATAACGCAAATCTTAAAGCACCTGCTCCAAATCCTAAGACTAAAGCCGACGCAGGCCGTAAAGCCAGCTTCTGCGCCAGAATGTCAGGAGTTGTTGCAAAAGCCAAAGGCGACGCCCCGCGCGCGAAAGCCGCGCTCAAAAGTTGGAACTGTGGAAAAAAGTAAGGAGAAAGAAATGGCAACTAAACCAGGACTATACGCAAACATTCACGCTAAACGCGAACGCATCAAAGCCGGCAGTGGCGAGAAGATGAGAAAGCCAGGCACAGCCGGAGCACCGACCGCCAAGGCGTTCAAAGAATCTGCTAAAACAGCCAAGCCTGCAAAGGCAGCCGCTAAGAAAGGCAAATGATGCCGTTGAAAAAATCCGCAAGCAAAGAAGCGTTTCGCAAGAATATTAAAGCTGAAGTGCAATCAGGCAAACCAGTCAAGCAAGCCGTGGCAATCGCCTACTCAGTCAAACGTGAAGCGGCCAAAAAAGGTAAAAAATAATGTTTCCAAAACTACCAAGCCTACCTCAAGATAAAGCCAACCACGCCATTTGGGGCGCCATACTAGCCTTTGGTGTGTATGTTGTTGCCAGCGTATTGGACATTTCATTTGCTGCCGAACTAGGATTAGTGGCCGCCGCAGGTGCAGCCGTTGCTAAAGAAGTGTCCGACAAACTTGCTAACATCAAGGCAGCTAAGTTAGGACAAAAACCACCGCACGGCGTTGAAGTCTATGATGCAGTTGCTACCGCAGCAGGCGGTCTAATTATTTATTTATCATCACAGCTTGGAAACTACATTAAATGATGCGTCCCTTAAGTAATTGTGTTTTAATTCGTCAAGATATTGAAAAGTTATCTTCTTTAATAGTTTTACCCCAAAGCAAGTTATTTAGCGGTATCATTGTGGCTGCAGGCGACGGCAAGAAATTACCAAAAGGTAATCTTGAGCCTATGAACGTCAAAGTCGGCGACCACGTGCTATTTGGTGAATATTCAGGCCAAAAGGTTACTGTGGACGGCGAAGAACTATTGATGATGCGCGAACCAGACGTGATCGGGATATTAAATGAGTGATCCAACAGGCATAAACAAAGCAGGTCAAGTAGCCAACGTAGGTAGTAATCCTACTGGCCCAGACGATCACCGCGACAAACTCGCCGAAATGCGTCATCGCTACACAATGGCGATTTCAGCATATTCCGATAGTCGTGAGGATGAACTTGATGACTTGCGGTTTATGGCAGGATCACCAGACAACCAATGGCAATGGCCAGCAGACGTATTGCAAACCCGTGGTTCAGTCCAAGGTCAGACCATCAACGCTCGCCCATGCCTAACAATTAACAAACTGCCGCAACACGTTCGTATGGTTACAAACGAACAGCGTCAGAACCGCCCAAGCGGTAAGGTCATTCCAGCAGACGACAACGCAGACGTACAAGTTGCAGCCATCTATGACGGCATGGTTCGTCATATTGAGTATATGTCAGACGCTGACGTGGCCTACGACACAGCCTGCGAGAACCAAGTGACGTATGGTGAAGGTTACATCCGCGTTCTTACAGAATACTGCGACGAGAACACGTTTGATCAAGACCTACGCATTGGTCGTATTCGCAATAGTTTCAGTGTGTACATGGATCCAATGTCACAAGACCCAACGGGCGCTGATGCCGAATGGTGTTTTATAACAGAAGATTTAACCAAAGAAGAATATGAGCGTGAGTACCCGAACGCGGCGCCCCTCAGTTCTATGTTGGCAAGCGGTGTAAACGACCAGTATCTTAGCCAGTGGTTAGATGAAAACACCATCCGTATTGCTGAGTATTTTTACTACACACACAAAAAAGAAACATTGAACTTGTACCCAGGCAACAACTCATTCTTTGTGGGTACGCCTGAAGATAAAGACATGAAGCGCATGGGTGTTAAACCTATCCGCAGTCGTGAAGTAGATCGCCGCAAAGTCATGTGGATGAAAACAAACGGCTTTGAAGTCTTGCAAGAGCAAGAGTGGGCTGGTAAGTACATCCCTGTCGTACGCGTGATTGGTAACGAATTTGAAGTAGAAGGTCAAATCTACATCTCTGGTTTGGTACGTAATGCCAAAGATGCACAACGTATGTATAACTATTGGACTAGCCAAGAAGCTGAAATGCTTGCTTTGGCGCCCAAAGCACCGTTTATTGGTTATGGCGGTCAGTTTGAAGGCTACGAAATGCAGTGGAAAACAGCCAATACGACCAACTGGCCGTACTTGGAAGTGAACCCTGACGTCACAGATGGCGCAGGCGCTGTATTACCGTTGCCACAACGTGCAGCCCCACCGCTACCACAGACAGGCTTGATTCAAGCCAAGATGGGTGCAAGCGAGGACATT